ATTACACGTTCTGAAGTTCAGGAGATGATCGATGCAGCAATACGACGACACAACCGTAATGCTTCTATCATTAGTATGTGCGTCGGTTGGGTGGTTCTTGCTTTATTTGCTGAGGGACTTTTGAGACTCGTTGGAGTTATTCCTCCATTACTACCATGGCTCAAAATCACTCTGAACTAATTTTTCTAGTTCCTTGGTTTGTTCTTGTGGTGATTGCACTTACAATGTTCGTGCAAGGTTGGATGATTATGAACGCTCATCATGGGTATTCAAAAAGTCCAAAGGTAAAACATCCAGAATTAAACGACGTTAAAGCAGGAGACCCTTTACTAGTGGTTAAATTCACCGAAGAAGATATCCAAGAACTATATCAAAGAGTTCTCCAACAAAAAATGGATGAACTCTTTGAAGAACCATCTACATACGAGGACGAAGAAGATGATTAAAACACTTTTTACACTATCAGTGATATATTTTTCTATGATTGGATTGTGGATTTATTGGGGACTTACTCATGCATACCCCCAGTAAACAGAGATATAATTTTGCAATGTCTGCTTTTGTAAGAATATACGGGCATTGCATTGTTAACAATATAGATATTAAACAGTTTTGCAAAGAATGGTCTACTTGGGAAGTTACTGCTCCGTTACAGGGCCTTGACGAAGTGGATCAATACATGTATTATGAATACAAGAACTGGAGAGGAAGATGATTTTCCACTTGGTTGAAATGCTAGCGGCAAATCCTTTCTTTCTTTTTCTTTGTGGATGTGGATTGACAATCATACCATTTGCTGGTATTATGTTTATACACAAAACCAAGTAACGGAATGTAGCTCAGTTTGGTAGAGCACTCGCTTTGGGAGCGAGATGTCGCAGGTTCGAATCCTGTCATTCCGACTCATAAAACTTCACTTTATGAAAATGTATCCAGAACTTTCAGATCTCCAAAAGTTTACAGTCGAAGAGTTTCAAGCAGATTTTGATAATCTAATAGAAAGAGTAGAAAATGGCGAATCATTTATCATTACTGATGGAGAAAGAAACGCAGTGATAGTTCCATACAACGAAACCATAAACTTTGAGATAGAACCTCGTGTGAATGACGAACTAATACGTATTCACACTGATCACGAAGAAGGTAGTTGACAAAGCGTTCCAGATCCGCTATTATAGATCTGGATTTAAGCGAGTGAGACTTGGTAGTCAGAGGAGTCTTATAAACTCTTTCCGCCAGATTAGCGGCTTTGAGGTGGTTCGAATCCACCCACTCGTACCTTGCTCGTTTAGCAATCTGGTGAATGCAGCGAACTCATAATTCGCCTGAGGCGTGTTCGATCCACGCAAGGAGCACTAGGACAGAGAAGTTTCTGTGACTCTCACAGCAAAATTCAAGAAAGACGTTCAAACCCTCCGTGGAGCAGCAAATGGCGATTTCTACCTTGATGTAAAGAATCCGAAACTCTACAAAAAGGTTCGCCGTTACTATGAAAACGAAGGTGTAGTGTTCTCTGGTGATCCTCTGGACGACTATGAAATGCTTATGGAATATGTTCTTGCAGATCTTGAATCCGTTGAGGTTGCATGACAACACGACTTCCCAAAGTTCTTTTGGAACGTGAAGGATATCGCTTCGTAGAGGTAGGTATTCTTGAAATCAACGGTAATCCAGATTACCGTATGCAAAAACAAAACGAATACACCAAACGCTGGAATGACATTTATCTTTTTGATAATGGTCTACAATGTACTACTGCTATGGAAGACCTTGACTATGCGCGTTGGTTAGACCCCGATAGGGTTCCTTGTTATGTGAGAGACGATGATGAGTAAATAGTCACGGATGGACTTTAACAGCACTGGTCGGGAGCAAAACCCCTTATGTCTAAAACCGATTTGCTTAGGTGGATTGGAAATATTCTCCTTATAATTGGTTATCAGACTATGTTATGGGGAGAATTTAAATATGGTTTAATGATAAAGGTTGTTGGAGGATTACTCACAGTACCCTTTGCTATTAAACTTAAACTTTGGGATGTACTATTCTTATGTGCATTCTTTGGTATTACCGAGATATCAAAGTTAGCCCAACTTTTCTTAGTTTCTCAAAACTAAGTGGTGGAGTCAAAATGACCCTATTAACACACACATACACACTGGAGTAAAATTATGACACCTTATCAACTTCGCTTTGAAGTCTTCAAGCAAGCATATGCTATGCTAAATGATCATTTTAGTATTGAATATGATACTGCTCGTGTTTGGAATGATAATCCGTTAAACACAGTGAAAATGGAGTATCCAGAGTTTCCAACTTTGTCGGATGTACTCAATCAAGCAGAAGCAATTAATTATTTTGTTTCTGCTGCAAAGTAGGTTTCTTGCCATTCCTTAAAAAGGCAAGTGGTGCGGATGGGATAACTCCCGCCTGGTTTCCAATTTCCAGTCAAAGAATTGGTGGCGAGCCTGAGTTACATAAGATGGGTTGCATAAACCCATCTTTTTTTGTATAATATATACTAAGAGTAATTTATTCATCTATGAGTGACTATAAGAAAACGGCACTTGTTCTTGGTGCTGGTGGTTTTATTGGAAGCCACATGGTAAAAAGACTGCGGAAAGAAGGTTATTGGGTCCGTGGTGTAGATCTTAAATATCCAGAATTTTCAATTTCTGAAGCAAATGAGTTTATTCAGGGAGATCTGAGAGACGCTAATTTTGTGGAAAGAGTGCTTCAGTTTAAAGGATATCTCGGCAATTTCTATCACTTTGTAGCATCTCAATATATTGATACTTTTGATGAAATCTATCAGTTTGCTGCTGATATGGGTGGTGCAGGATTTGTTTTTTCTGGTGAGAATGATGCTGACATTATGCATAATTCTGCAAGTATTAATTTGAATGTCCTTGAGTCTCAGAGACAGTTGAATGACTTTAAGGGAGTAAACAAAACTAAGATTTTTTACTCTAGTTCTGCTTGTATGTATCCAGAACACAATCAATTAGACCCAGATAATCCAGATTGCCGTGAAGATTCAGCATACCCCGCAAATCCAGATTCTGAATATGGTTGGGAGAAGTTGTTCTCAGAGCGGTTGTTTTTCGCTTATAATCGTAATTATAGGATCCCTGTTCGGGTTGCTAGGTATCATAATATCTTTGGACCAGAGGGAACTTGGGAAGGAGGTAGAGAAAAAGCGCCAGCAGCAATCTGCCGTAAAGTTGCCTACCTTCCTGAGGAAGGTGGATCCATCGAAGTGTGGGGAGATGGCCTACAAACTCGTTCCTTCCTGTATATTGATGAATGCATTGAAGCAACCTGCAGATTGATGGATAGTGATTTTATGGGACCAGTTAATATTGGTTCTGAAGAAATGGTAACCATTGATGAACTTGTTAATACTGCATCTAAAGTCTCAGGTAAAAACGTAGAAAAAGAACATATCCTAGATGCTCCTCTTGGAGTACGTGGTCGTAATTCTAACAATGATCTTATTCGTAAAAAACTTGGATGGGATTATTCTCAGACACTTGAGGAAGGAATTGCTAAAACTTACTCATGGATTAACAATCAAATTCTAAAAAAAGATTCTGAAACTTCTTCTTGATAATGAAAAAAATATATCTTATTAATACCAGTGAGTACCCAACAAAAGGTACTCACTATTTGATGAGTATGAAATTTGTAAATGGTTTTTCTTTATATGGTCTTGAGGCATATGATTTAAAAAACTTTGAAGAAATTGAAGACTCTGAAGATCAAATATTCTTGATGTGTGACAATTTTTACGATCAAAGAAGTTCCAATTGGATGGAGTACTTTGATTATCTGGCAAATAAGTTTCAAAAAACTACTTGGATTTTTTGGACTTTCCATAATGTATTGAATAATCACTATAAAGAAAAAGACTTTCCATTCAAAAAGTATATTTTTACTGGAGAGTATTATAGAGATCCTGATTTTTCATATTTTGGAGAGCACTTCAGGGAATATGTAAATCATCCAAATTATGTTTCTCTTCCTTTTGCTGCCAGTATTAATCCAAATGATATTGATTATATTCTATCCCAAAGAACTGATGAGTATGATTGTGGATTTTCGGGATGCAACTATAAGGAGGAATGGTCTCGTAAGTTAGAACAAAAATATAATTGCTTTATTCATTATTGGCCTCCATTTCTTGATGAATCTGAACGTGTCCGAAACGCTTTTCTAGGTTCTAAAATTTGTCTAGGGTTTAACTCTGACGACAATATTAAAAATGGTCTACCTACAGAAAGAGTATTTGAGGGTATTGCTTACGGTTGTGTAGTTTTAACTGATTGTGAAATGGCTGTAGATGCAACTGATGGCGTTGCAGTTTATGTTTCGGATTATACTGACTTGGAACAAAAAGTAGAGTACTATCTAAACAATAAAGAAGCACGTTTAGAAAAGCAAAGGCAAGGAAAGTTATTTGCAAAATCTAAAGGGACATATTATAGTGTTATTGAAAACTTCTTAAAAACGATCAATAAAATTTACAATGAGTCATGAATAGAATTACGGATTATAATAAGGTAAAGACTGATATTGTTAAGTGGTTGGGTGATTATATTTTGACGTACCCAACCCTCAAGTCTTTTGTCATTGGCGTATCTGGTGGAATTGATTCTGCTGTCGTAGCAACTCTTTGTGCGGAAACTGGTATTCCAACTTATGTTCTTTCAATGCCACTGCATTCAAGTGCTAAGAATGATACTTTGTCGGATGAATATAGTTCTGTACTGGAAGATAAGTATCCTAATGTTACTAAGATCAGAATCGATCTATCAAGCACATACGATCAAATCGTAAATGCAATTGAACCAATTGGTTTGCAATTTGTTTCAAATCAATTGGCAAATGCGAATACAAAGTCTCGTATTCGCATGGTTACACTATATCAAGTTGCGGGTTCTGTGAGTGGTATTGTTGTTGGTACTGGAAACAAAGTTGAAGATTATGGTGTAGGATTTTATACTAAATATGGTGACGGTGGAGTTGATATTGCCCCTATTGCGGATCTTTATAAGACTGAAGTATGGGAACTGGGAAAATATCTTGGCATAGACCAACGTATTATTGATGCTCCTCCAACCGACGGGCTTTGGGAGGATAGTAGATCTGATGAAGACCAAATTGGCGCTTCTTACGCAGAACTAGAAGAAGCTATGGAGTATGGTACTGGACCTGCTCTAGAAATTCTTAAGAAATTCAACGCCCAAAATAAACATAAAATGGAACCAATACCTACATTTAAACTATGAAAATTGGAGTAATCGGTGCGGGAAGACTTGGAATTTGCTTTGCTCTTCTTTGCGAACAAGCTGGATACGATGTTATTGTCTCTGATATTAGAGAAGATTACGTTCAGAAGCTTAACAATAGAGAAATAGTAACAAATGAACCTGAGGTTCAAAGTCTTTTAAAGTGTGCTAAAAATTTTAGAGCAACCACTGATAATAAGGAAGTTATTCGAGAGTGTGACTTAATTTATACTTTAGTCGCTACACCATCTCTTGAAGATGGTTCTTATGATATTTCATCTGTTTGGAATATTGTAGAAAACTTCAAAGAAGAAAGTATAACCAGTCGAAAATATTTTGTAGTTGGATGTACTGTAAATCCAGGTGATTGTGATAATTTTAGAAAACAACTTCCAAATAACATTAAAGTTTTTTACAATCCAGAATTCATAGCACAGGGGTCCATTGTAAATGACCTTCGCAATGCTGATATGGTTCTTTTGGGAGTTGATTCTTGGGACAATACTGATGAAAAAATCATCTCAGATATTAGAAGTTTGTATCAAAAGATTCAAACTTCAAGAGCAATCATTTGCACTATGTCTACAACAGCAGCAGAAATAACAAAGATAGCAATCAACTGTTATTTGACTACAAAAATTAGTTATGCAAATATGCTAGGTGATATTCTTCACTTATCTGGATGTGGTGATGAAGTAATTGGAGTTCTTGCTGCAATTGGAACTGATTCTAGGATTGGTAGAAAGTATTTAAATTATGGTCTGGGATATGGTGGCCCATGTCTTCCTAGAGACAATAGAGCATTTGCTGCATTTGCAAAAAATGTGGGATTGGAGTATAATCTAGGAACGGTCACGGATGAGATTAATAATCAACACGCCAAATTTGTCTGTGATTTTTATGACAAAATAAACAAGAATAAAAATCCATTTTACTTTGATTACATTACGTATAAAAAAGGAACCGATATTTTAACCGAAAGTCAACAATATAGACTTTGTATTGATTTGTTGGATAGAGGACATAAAGTTTATATCCATAATGATACTCGTATTTTTAATGAAGTTTATAGTTACTTGACTGAAAAATATGATGATAGAGTAAAGTTTGTAGATAATAGAGATAACATTACAGAACCAATTTTTATTGTAAATTTATGATCGGATACGATAGACTAGGAACAAACGGTCGATTTGGAAATCAACTTTTTCAATATGCATCTCTTAGGGGGATCGCTGCTAATCGTGGATTTGATTGGTGCATTCCTCCCGACGAACAGCAGACTCTTGCTAATTATGGAATCCATCACCCATTTAAACTTAAAAACTTAAGTGAAAATAACATTGGATTTATTAATGAAAGCGTATCAATCAACGATTGCTACAGTTTTGAGAGTCTGTGTGCAAACAATCCTAACACCAAAAATGTAACTGAAAGCACCTTTGCATTTGATGAAGATCTATTCAATAACATTGAAGATAATACAAATGTCGATGGATACTTGCAAACAGAAAAGTATTTTCTTAATATTGAAGATGAGATTAGGGAAGATTTTGAGTTCATTGATGACATTCTAAATCCATGTCAAGAATTTATTTCATCTGTAGGTGATGTTATTTTCCTACATGTGCGAAGAGGTGATAATGTTGGTAGGGAAGATTATCATCCCATTCCAAGTTTTGATTATTATAAGAAAGCACTAGAAAACTTTGATTCTGGTGTTAATGTTCTTGTCTGCTCTGATGATATTGAATGGTGCAGTCAACAAGAATTCTTCTCAGATGATAGATTCTTGATGAATGATAGTGTCGAAAAATACTCTCACAAGTGTCAAGAAGGTGACGGTCAGTATAGAAATTCTTTGGTTCCATATACTGATCTCTGTTTAATGTCTCTCTGTAACGGCGCAATTCTATCTCCAAGTAGTCTTGGTTGGTGGGGCGCTTGGCTTCAAAAGTCCAAAGATAAAACAGTTGTAGCACCGACTAATTGGTTTGGTCCTAAGTTATCTTTCAATGATACTTCAGATATTATTCCTGAAAAATGGGTTCGCATAGATGAAAATTGATTTATCCAAATCTACATTCATAATTCCAATCAGACTTGAAACTGATGATAGAGTGAGGAACGTAATTACCTCACTCTGTTTTTTGTTGTCTAACTTTAAAACAAATATTATAGTAAAGGAAGTTGATTCTTCTTCAGTATTTGTGGAGCAAGTTCTTCCCCAAATTGAAGAGTTTTGTGAAGACATCTCTGATTTAAAACACATCTTCGAACAATCGGAGTCTCCAGAATTTCATCGTCAAAGAATTTTGAATGACATGATATTACAATCAACTACAGAAATTGTGGTTAACTATGATTGTGATATTCTTCTTCCAGTTCAATCTTATGTGAATGCTTATAATTTGATTCTTGATGGAAGTTCTGATGTAGTTTATCCTTATGGGGATGGAATGTATCAGAAGCAAGTTTTTGCTGATGATGAATTGGTTTCTGATTTTTTAAATAGTGATTTTGAATTTAGTATTCTAGAATCAAAGTCTAGGGATTATGACGCTAAGTATGGTTTCTGCCAGTTCTTTAATCGAAAAGTATACATTGATGGTGGATTGGAAAATGAAAACTTTGTTTCATATGCGCCAGAAGATGTGGAGAGATTCTAACGATTTAATATTTTAGGTTATAAACTCTCTAGGATAAACGATAAAGTATATCATTTGGAGCATAAGAGAACTCCAAACTCTTATTTTACTAACCCACATATGCAAAGCAACAATGCAGAATGGGAAAAAATTAAAACTATGTCAAGGGATGATATAGTTGAGTATTATAAAAATCAGACTTACTATATTAAAAGGATGAATTCTCAATCAAAAATTACCTACATTAATTACTCTGATGCTAATTATCAGGAACATAGGGAGTTTTTGATTAAGCATGTTACCGATAATGAAATCTTTGACTCTACTCAAACCTTTACTAGAGAATGGTTGGAAACAACTGACTTCTATACTCAGAATAAATCTATACTGGATAAAGATAGATTATCTGGATATGCTCTTTGGAAACCTTTCATTATTCTAAAGGCTTTAGACAATGTTGATTTTGGTGATATTGTTGCTTATATGGATTGTGGTGATATTCCTGTAAAGGGAATTAAAGAGTGTATACTTGAATATATGAAAGACCACGACCAATACTTTGTTTCCCAAAATCACACTGGAGTTAATAAGTGGTTTACTAAAAGAGACTGCTTTTACTATATGGGTTGTGATGAAGAAAAGTATTGGAATTCTATTCAACTTGAGGATGGGTTTTTAGCATTTAGAAAAACGCAAAAAAATATTGATTTTTTAAATGAATGGTTAGAGTATTGTCGTGATGAAAGAGTTGTTACTGATATTCCAAATCAGTGTGGATTGGAAAATTTTGATGGGTTTATAGACCATAGGCACGATCAAAGTATCATAACAAATTTGCAACTAAAATATAATCTCCCATGTGTTATGGGGCATACTGGTGTTCGACATTATATTCATTGGAATGTTCTAGAACACAAAGATGGTGTAGAATATTCTAATGGTGTTTATAGTTGGGGAGAAAGTGGATGCATAGTATAGTATTAACAGTTCATAATAAAGGATGGTTGTTACCCAACGTTCTTAATGGTATAAAAGAAAATACTACTAGCAATTATGAACTAATTGTGGTTCTTGATGGATGTTCTGATGAATCTGAGTCTATATGGCAAAATTTTGTTGATTCAAATTCCAATATAAAAACGAAAACAGTATATACTCCAGATGTTTTTGAAACCAAGGCTAATAATGCTGGATTAAAAGAATGTGAAGGTGATAAAGTAATCATCGTTCAAGATGATATGATTGTTAAAGAATCTGGATGGAACAAGAGACTTGAAAAACCATTTGATGAATTTATTGATGTCTTTGGTGTCACCTCTCGCTCTGCATTTAATTATAGGATAAATCAAAACAGTATTCATTTAAGAATGAATAAAGAAGATGATTTAAAAATTGATAATTGTTGGAGTGATATATTTGGATATGAATCTCATACAAATAGAGATGAAGGTTTAAGTAGAAATATTTTTGCTGTAAGAAATAATGTTTGCAGAGGTCCTTTGATGTTAGACCATTCCGATTTAATAAAACTAAATTACTTTGATGAAGTGTTTGCTCCTCAAGACCAAGATGATGCAGATTTATGCTATAGAGCTTTTAAACAACTTGGTAAAGTTGTGGGTGCTTATTGGATTGATTATGAGTCTGATAATACCTGGGGAAGCACTCGCCCAGATGGAAGAAACCCGGCATCTTGGTTATTGAAAGCACATCACAAAAATACTAGAATTGTTTTTGAAAGACATCAAGATATTCTTCTTGGAGAAAATCACGACCAAAATAGAGTATTAAAATGAATCTAACATATATCTTTCCAACTAAAATCGAGTCTAATGATAGACTTAAAAATATAATTACATCAGTATCTTATCTGCTTTATAATTTTCCCTCAGCAAAAGTATTGGTGAAAGAAGTAGATTCCGAATCTATTTTTTCACAACAAGCATTGCCAAAGATTAAAGAAATTGTTTCTACTGATAATCTTATCCATATCTTTGAAAAAAGTGATAATCCAATTTTTCATAAAACAAAAATTCTCAATGACATAATTCTTGAAGCAGATACTGATGTAATTTGTAGTCACGATGTTGATGTTGTTTATCCTAAAGAAAGTCATCAAACTGCATATAATCTAATCATTAATAATGAATCGGACATAGTGTATCCATATGGATGTGGTGCTTTTCAATATCAGGTGGACTATTCTCAGGAATTATTTGAAGATTTTACCAAATCTTTTGATATTTCTAAACTATCTAATAATCGTAGATTGCAAGCATCTAGTGTTGGATGGACTCAGTTTTATTCAAAGAAGGTTGTGATATCTGGTGGATTATGGAATGAGAATTTTCTATCTTGGGGTGAGGAAGACTCTGAATTTTATTTTCGTTTCAGTCTATTTGGGTATAGAATACTAAGAGTTTTAAGTTACATCTACCACTTCGAGCACGAAAGAACTCATAACTCTCATTATCATAATCCAAAGTATCGTGATAATCATGACCTTTGGCAGTGGATTCGAAGGCAAGATAAGGATACCTTAAAAAATTATTATCTAAGTCAAAATTATTTGAGGGAAAGAATGTAAAATGCTAGCATTTAATCATCTAGGCAAGTTGGGACAACTTGGCAATCAAATGTTCCAATATGCAGCTCTAAGAGGAATTGCTGCTAATAAAAAATACGAATGGTGCATACCAAATCATAATGAAGTTGTTGTAGATTCTTTGGGAAATAAATTGAGGATTGAATTGTTTGATTGCTTTGAACTTTATGGAGTGAATTCAAATAATATTTCTTTACTAGACCAGGGACATGCTCCTTTAGTAATAGAAAAACAATTTCATTTTGATGAGGATCTATATAATCTTTGTTCCAATGAGGTTTCTTTGTATGGATTTTTTCAATCTGAGAAGTGGTTTTCTACAATTAAAGAACAAATAAAAGAGGATTTTACTTTTAAGCAAAATATACTTGCACCTTGCAAAGAAATTATGGGTAATATGGAAACACCTATATCTCTCCATATTCGAAGAGGTGATTTTCTTATAAATTCTGGAAATCATTATAATCTTCAACTGAATTATTATGAGGAAGCACTAAGTCATTTTGATAGTAATTTGGATGTTATTGTATTTTCGGATGACCCGGAATGGTGTAGTTCCCAAGAACTATTTGTTGGTGATCGCTTTTTGATATCCGAAAATAATAGTAGTTACATCGACATGTGCTTGATGTCTCTTTGCAAATATCATATAATTGCAAATAGCACATTTAGTTGGTGGGGAGCATGGTTAGCGAATAGCGAACAAGTCATCGCTCCATCTAAATGGTTTGGACCAAATAACGCAAATAAAAATACAAAAGATTTATACCCAGACAAATGGATAATAATATGAAGTTCTCTGAAATTTTTAAAAACGAATTCTACCAAAAAATGCTATCTCCCGCAGGCAATAATCCTGTACGTAACCGAGCAGATAGTTTTCTAAAAATATTTGAATTGTTAGAACAAAAAGATGATAAAACTTTTTATCTTGTAGAAACTGGTACAACAAGATCGGACCACGGGCATCTTGCATTTGGTGATGATGGTGCATCAACATACATTTTCGATCAGTTTATTAATCATTATGATGGGGAAGTTAATTCTGTTGATATTAATATCAACAATGTCTCTTACTGTCGCAACCTTGTTTCAGAAAAAACAAAAGTTTTTTGCTCTGATTCTGTGAAGTTTTTGTGGAATCTTCCCAAAGATAGAAAAATTGATTTCTTATATCTGGATTCTTATGATATTGAAAAAGACAATCCTCACCCATCACAACTCCATCATGTGAAAGAATTATGCGCCTCTATAGATAAACTCAAGAGTGGTTCTATAGTTGCCGTTGACGATCATGATGCTTTCTTTACTGAATTTAAAATTGGTAAAGGAAATTATGTAAAAGACTTCATGGATGATATTGGAGCAACTCTTGTTTATGAGGGATATCAAATAGTGTGGGTTTTATAAATGAAAAAATATAGCAATACTATAAATTTGTAGGAGAAAATTTCATGAATTGTATTCTTTATCTTGTGAGATCATCCGACCAAGACGTAGATGATTTTAATAAGTCATTAAAATTGATAGAAGAAAATCTCATACCATATACTTCTAATACTGATGTCTTAGTATTTTGTGAAAAATCATTTGATGAATATAAATCTAAGGTTCAAACAAACTTGCAACTTAGATATGAAACAATTGAATTTAATATTCCAGATTACCCTCAAGAAATATTAGATCAAATTCCTGAGTTTTTTCCTCATCCAACTCATGGAAATGGCCCAATAGCATGGGGTGATCCTGGATTTTCAATAGGATATCGCCATATGTGTAGATTTTTTTCAGGCGAACTTTATAATAACGATATCGTAAAAGAATATGATTATTATTTAAGACTTGATACTGACTCTTTCGTTCATACTCCACTTAACTATGATATTTTTAAATGGGCGGAAGATGTTGGATGTTATTATGGATTTATTGCCCCAGCAATTCAAAAAGATAATCCAAAAGTAATTGAGGGTCTTTGGGAAAAGGTTAATGAAATGATTCCTGAAAACTTTATTGAGGAAGGTATGATGTTTTATACTAATTTTGAACTCGGTAAAGTATCTTGGTTCTTGACAAGTGAGTATATGAGATTCTATAATGAATTAGATAAAACTGGTGGGTTCTACACTAAACGATGGGGAGATGCTCCAGTTAAATATCTTGCAATAAATCTTCTTATGGAACCAGAGCACATCTTTCCAGTAAAAGGATTTACATATCAACATGGTGCTGTTTATACAGTATAATAGAAAAAGTATTTGTATTGAAAATGGAGATTAATGACTTATAGACAGTTTGCTAAAAACTACCATTCTGCTAATGGTGAAGATGGTATTATCAATCAGTTGTTTAAAGATTTAAATATCACTGATGGTGTTGTGTGTGAGTTTGGTGCTTGGGATGGAATTCTAGATAGCAATACGGCTCATTTGTGGTTGTATCGAGGATTTAAATCTGTCTTAATAGAAGGTATTGTAGAAAGATATAATACTCTAATTCATAATACGAAAGATTATGATAATGTAATTTGTATTAATGAATATATTTCTGAAGAGGGTGAAAATTCTATCGACAATATTCTTTCAAATTGTTCTTTTAAAATTAACAAAGACAACTTTGCTTTAATGTCTGTTGATATTGATTCTTTTGATTACTATGTGATTAAAAGTATTGAGAAGTTTTTTCCAAAAGTTTTAATCGTTGAATGTAATGGTGGTTATCGCCCACATCAAGATTTTATTTCTCGTGATTCTGGATGTTCTCTAAAATCTGTAATAGAACTTGGTGAGAAAAAAGGTTATAAATGTGTTGCATATGTTGGTAATGCAATTCTTGTAAGAAATGACCTTGCCAAAAATTTACCAGATTATAATTATAATATTAACGAACTTTATATTACACCAGAAGAACTTGATGAGTTAGTAAGAGGTTTGAATCCGAAAAGTACTTGTATAATGTCAACCGAATGGTATCATGGATAAAAATAAATCAACATATAAATTAAATGGAATTGGTCCAATTTATTACTTGAATCTTGATGGCCAACCAGAAAGGCGTCAGTATATGGAAGACCAATTTAAATATTGGGGGATTGAGAATTATACTCGTATATCTGCTTATGATGGACGCGAAGATGATTTGAGTGATATTATTAAAGGGCGTTACCCTGAAATGATGTCCTCTGGGGAAATTGGGTGCGTAACTTCTCACCTAAAAGCAATCAAGCATTGGTATGAAACATCAGATAGTCCATATGCAGTCATTATGGAAGATGATTGCAATCTAGATCTTGTTAAATTTTGGAATTTTACTTGGAATGATTTTTATTGCCGCATTCCATATGATTGGGATGTGATGCAAATAGCAATCATCTGTACGGGAGACGTTCATGTAAAAGTGCATAAAAGGTTTGTAAACGAATTTTCTACAGCTTGTTATCTCATAACTCGTCACCATGCAGAAAAACTTCTTAAATTTCATGTAAGAGGTGATAAGTATAAACTTGATAATGGTGTCAAACCTCGCCCTGTTGCCGATGATTTGATTTATAATTCAGGAAATACTTATTCTCTCCCACTTCTTCTCTATAGAATTGAATTGGGTTCCTCCATTCATCCGGATCATATTGATGCTTTTCATAAAGGAAATTATGAAGGTCAATATAATCATTGGAGCCAAAGAGGATCCGATCTTACAATAGATGAACTCATGGATTATAATCCATACTTGGGTAGAGTTGTTGAAAATTCTTCCACTCAGTAAAATCCTTGACAGAATTTAAAACTCCCTCTATACTAAATAAGTACTTAAGAATTCAGTTGTAATTCTTAACATTTGTCCTATAGTACATAAAAAATTTTATGAAACTCAAACAACTGATGCTTGCACCTGTTGCTCTGGGAATGGTTGCTCCTGTTGCTGCGAATGCGGCAGACCTTAACATGGCAGCAGTCAACCAATATGCTACCTCCGAGCAGGTTACAAGCGTCTCACAACTTTCTGACGTTCAACCCACCGATTGGGCATACCAAGCACTTAGCAACCTTGTAGAGCGTTATGGCTGCGTTGCTGGTTATCCTAACGGAACCTTCGGTGGTGGTCGTGCAATGACCCGTTATGAGGCAGCAGCACTTTTGAATGCTTGCCTAGATCGAGTAACTGAAAACACCGATGAACTGAAGCGGCTTGCTGATGAGTTCCGCAATGAACTGACTGTAATTCAAGGTAAAGTTGCAGGTCTGGAAGCACAAGTCACTACTCTTGAAGCGCAGCAGTTCTCCACTACTACCAAACTCCGTGGTGAAGCAAACTTTGTTCTTGGTGGTGTTGATGACTACCAGACTAAAGGTGGTGATGTAACTCACACCGCATTCAACTATGATCTGCGTCTGAACCTGGATACTTCGTTCACTGGTAAGGATCTGCTTCGTACTCGTCTGCGTTCTGCTAACTTCAGTAGTGATCCTTTTGGTTCCAGTTCGTCACTCTTCAAACTTGATAAAGCAGACAACACCACTAGTGAAGTTGGTAACAACGTAATTATTGACCGTCTGTTCTATCAGTTCCCTGCTTTCAATAACAAAGCAACTCTGACTGCTGGTGCCGCAGTTCGTAACACTGAGATTGCTTGGATGCCTTCTGCTTACAAGTCTGGCATTCTTGACTTCTTCGCTGTGGCTGGTACTCCTGGTGTTTATAACAAAGCAACTGGTGCTGGATTCGGCGCTCAGTATGGTAAGAAAGGTCTGATTGCTGGCGTAAACTATGTCGCCCAAAGTGGTAACAATAGTGAGACTGGGGTATTTGATGAGACTGGTGCTCTGAATACTCTGGCACAAGTTGGTTATCGTGGTACTAACTGGGGTGCTGCATTTGGTTACCGTTATGGTACTGAAGGCACTCGTGTCCGCACTTATAACGGTCTGAACGGTGCTTCTGGTACTCTTGTTCCAGGTCAAACCTCTAACGGTTATGCCCTGAACGCTTATTGGGAGCCTGAGAAGTCTGGTATTATCCCCGCTATCTCTGCTGGTTATGGTTGGAACACCGTGAGTGGAACTGCTAGCGATGCTACTGATAGTCAGTCCTGGTTTGCTGGACTTCAGTGGGAGGATGTATTCGTTGGTGGTAACTCTGCTGGTGTTGCTATCGGTCAAGCACCTACTGGTGAAAATCTTGAGAAGGCAACGATGCTTGAGATCTTCTACAAGTATCAAGTATCTGATAACATCAGCGTCACTCCTGCAATCATCTACGGTAGTGACAACCAACGTCTTGCTAACAACTCCTCTAACTGGGGTGGTGTAATCCAGACTACCTTCAAGTTCTGATAGACTGTTAGAAAACTGTAACAAGAGGGGCTTGACCCCTCTTTATTTTTCCTATATAATTGTGTAACAATTCGTAATAAAACGAAAATGACTGTAACTAAAAATGAGTTCGGGCAAATGAATATGTTTGCTAAAGAACCATCGATGTATATGACCAAAGAAGACCTTGAGCGTTATGGCATCGAACCTTATGCAGAAAAAGCGGAGAAAATGAATGGACGTTGGGCTATGGTCGGTTTTGTTGCTGGGATCATTTCTTATCTTAGCACTGGCAACTTCTTCTTCGGCATCTTCTGACAATTGATTGACAATGACCTCAGTTATCTTTACAATTACTAGTGTTGCCTTTTTTGTTTTACTGGCACACTCTGTAAATCAACTTTCTAAAACTTACGAATGACAACTTATAACATCACCCTCCAAAATCCTGACGGCACTGAGAACGTAATCCAATGTGCTGGTGATCAATATATTCTAGAAGCAGCAGAAGAAGCGGGTATTGAGATGCTTTATTCTTGCCGTGCTGGTGCTTGTAGTTCCTGTGCTGGTAAACTTGTTAGTGGAACCGTTGATAATGAGGAGCAATCTTTCCTCGATGATGATCAAATCTCTGATGGTTTTATTCTGACTTGTGTTGCTTATCCCACAAGTGATTGTGTGATCCTCACTGAGCAGGAAGAGAATCTGTGAGAAGTGCTGACTGGTTGGGACAACTTTCTATTGTTCTTCAAGAATTAAAATGGACTGCTGATGATGACATCTCAGTTGAAATTGGAGGAGTTGCAGTAACAGGAACTGCAACCCACCCAGATGCAAATCCCAAATGGGCGAAACCATTTGGAACAGTGTCCTACCAAAACGATGCTTTTATCGTTATTAAAAATAAATCAAGGAACCCAGTTGTTCCTTCACAACCAAATCCTGAACTCAAACAACAACACCTTTATCAAGGAGAAAACAAATGAACAAAATTTTTACCGAAAAAGCAGAACGCATTAATGGATGGGCTGCAATGGTTGGATTCGTTGCTGCTGTAGGTGCTTACCTCACCACTGGTCAAATTATTCCCGGCGTATTCTGATGGAGGTTAAAATGCGTAAAGAACAATATCAAATTCCTCAAGTTGAATTTGTATTCCGTGAGAACGGTGAATTTGTAAGTCGTACTTCTTCAGAACTCTTTGATGGAAAGCGTGTGGTCCTGTTTAGTTTGCCTGGTGCTTTCACTCCTACTTGCAGTGCCTATCAGCTACCTGGATTCGAAGAGAAATATGACGACTTTATTGGTAGTGGCATCGACGCTATTTACTGCATCTCTGTTAATGATGGGTTTGTAATGAATGCCTGGGCTCAAGACCAGAACATCAAGAATGTAAAACTCATTCCAGACGGTAATGCTTACTTCACACGTTCTATGGGATATCTCGTCAACAAGTCTAACCTTGGTTTCGGTGATCGCTCTTGGCGTTATGCTGCAGTCGTGGATAACGGAATCATCGAAAAACTATTCGTTGAGGTGGGGCAACGGGACAATGCAGACACCGACCCTTATGAAGCAACTACACCAGAAGTTGTTCTCGATTATGTGAAATCTACAGTTCGAGAAACTGTTACTGCTTGAAAATAATCAAAGCGTCCAAAAGGGCGCTTTTTTTATAAATACGTTAGTGTTTATAGAGATAATCCATGACGCTAGATCTTCATAACTTTTTTAAATTTTATGATGATGGTAATGCAAATCACGTAGCAGCAGTACAGTGGTTAGAGGATAACCTACCTGCTCAATTTTTAGATGACGCAGAGACTGATTGGATCGGGACCTTTAGAACAAAACCACCCACACCAGCAGTTCTTGATGTTCCATACTTCAACCAAGTAGACAACTACAGAGACGCACAAAGAACTTGTAACAGTTCATCGTGTGCTATGTGCCTTGCTTTCCTCAAGCCAGGTAGCATTAAAGGTGATGACGAATACGTTAAGAAAGTATTTGCTATCGGTGATACAACGGATCATGCCGTCCAGACAAAAGTTCTGTCTGGTTATGGTATTAAATCTCATTTTAGTTATAATCTTAGTTTTAGTGATATTGATAAAAGCCTTGATAGAGGTAAGCCAGTTGTTATTGGTATTCTCCACAGAGGTTCTTTAACTTCACCTACTGGTGGGCACATGTGTGTTGTAATCGGCAAGACCCCAGATGGTAAAGGATACTATGTCAATGACCCATATGGTTCTCTAAACGATAACTATACTGGTCCAGTTACAAATGGTAAGAAAACCATTTACACAAAAGCAGTTCTTAAGCATCGTTGGTGCCCAGGAGGAAACGATGGGTGGGGAAGAATCTTCGATTAATTTTAAAAGAAAAATGCTGCAGGTGATTAAAAATCTCACAAATCATGGTAAGCATGTAGAAGCAAACGAACTTTATCAACGGTATTTCGGAGACAACAATGGCAAGAATCGATCTACATAACTTCTTCAAGTTCTATGACGAGAAGAATCCAAACCACGTTAAAGCAGTTCAATGGTTAGAAGATAACCTACCTGTCAAGTATCTAGAAGATAATATTGATTGGGCGGAGATTTATAGAGGAAAAAAGACTAGTGCTGCACCAGCATCCTCTCCCGCTGCTGCAGCTCCTGTAGCAGGTGGTGATGATGTTCCTATGATGGGTCTTAAACTCATTAAAGAGTTTGAAGGA